GGTAAACCAGTGCAGGTATCGACAGCTCATTTTGGATTGACTGCGATTAGGCTGAGCAAAGTGGCTAAGATGCCAAAGCCTTGGTTCTGGTCAACACCAGGAACCGGCGGCGAGTGGGAAGACGAAAGCGGCAAAATCGATGACGACATTTACTTTTGGCACAGATGGAAAGAATGTGGGAACACGCTCTACGTCGATCCAGCAGTAAGAATTGGTCACATGGAAGAAATGGTTGCTGTGTTTGACGACAACTACCAAGTCGTCCACAAGTACCCGAAAGATTGGCGAGCAAGCAGAGAGCCTGAAGAAACTTCAAAGGGTGATGAAACGCCATGAGCGACAAAATGAAGCCACTTCAAAATGCACTTGAAAATTTGGTGCTAAATACTGCCAAGGCGGCATATCCTCTTGAGGTGGCTGAGCTCAAGAAGCAACTTGAGATCGCTGACGACGACACGACTCACGACGAGCAACTTGAAAAGACCATTAAAGCCGTCACCGAGCAGTTTGAGCACGATACGGGTCTAAAACTTACCAACGAGACTTGGACTTACACGCTCGATAGGTTCGGTGGCGACTACATTATCATTCCTATTAGGCCAATACAGTCGATTACCTGGATTAAGTACTACGATAGCGCGAATGCTCAGCAAACGCTTCCTACGAGCATATACGCGCTCGACGGGGCAACTGGAACCGTACCTGCTGGCAATAGTCGCATATTGCTTAAGTACAATCAAGATTGGCCGACGACGACCGATAGGTATGATGCTGTCGAGATTAAGTTTGTTACTGGCTACGGCGCTGCTGCAACTGCAGTCCCGCAATCGCTAAAGCAAGCACTTTTACTTTTGGCAGTGTTTTACTTTGAGCATCGAGGCGAGCCTATTACCGAGGCGCTTGCTGGTTATCCTGCTTACGAGCATTTAGTTCGCCGCTTTATTAGGCAAAGCTATCCATGACAAATTACCAAGGTAAGCGGTTTGCCATTGGCTCAATGCGCGACCGGATCGTTATTGAGGAGCCAGACATTACGCTCGATAGCGAAACAGGTCAGCCCATTGCGTCTTGGCAAATCTTTTTGCAAAGCGTTCCTGCTGCTTATCACAGCGTCCGAGGCGGCGAAAACTTTCGTGGTGGTCAAGTGGAAGCCGGCATATCAGCAGTGTTTACCATGCGTTACCAGCAGGATATTTCGCCACAGATGCGAGTTCGTTTTGATGGTGTGATCTACAACATTGCTTTTGTCAGCCCAGTCGTTGGAAGCAAGCGATACTTAGATCTCTATTGCCGAACGGTGAATAACGATGGGATCTAGAAAGCCATTTACACGCATCAACCAGCCCGACTACAAAAAGGGAACGCAGAAGCGTTTTGAGGCTGCGATAGACATTAGCGATCTAACAAAGCTAGTTGAGCAACTGGATGATCTGCCAGTTAGGGTTAGCCGCGATGTTTCTGATGTTCACATTGATCATGCTGCAAGACTAGTTGCCAACGTCTTTCGGTCTAAGATGCCGCAATCAGAACCAGAAGATCGTGCTAAATGGTCTAGGCTACATGCACAAACTCGTAAGTTTGCCAGTTTTCCAAGGACGCGATCAACCATTAACTATGTGATTCGCAAATATGGCAAGTTTGCTGTCACGGCATTTATTGGGCCGGAATATCCACATGGAGCAAAGTCCTACTTTGACTACTACGGCACTACCTCACGCAAAATGTCATTTTGGGCTGTGGACAAGAACGATCCTAAACGTTATCGGGCTAGGCTAAAAGCTAAACGCCGGCTATCGCAGGAAGTGCAAGATGCTACGGATGCTATGGTCAAAAAGATCATGGCACAGGGCATTGATCGCTCGGTCAAAATGCATATGGAGGGTAACGTAAGTGGCTGACGTTGCATCCGCTGTACGAAGCTTTTTGCTAAACAATACGGGAACAGCGATAACCTCGCTAACATCGACACGAATTTATCCTGATGATTTGCCGCAGGGAGCACAGCTTCCGGCTATTGTTTACAACAAAATATCTACCAACCATGAGCATGTAACTGCTGGTGGCTGGGGCTTAGCGGGATTTGCTACCTGTCGTCTTGAGATGGAATGCTTTAGTAGCACTCGGGCTCAGGCGAATAGTTTGGCAGATTTGCTTAAAAACAATATAATTGGTTCACTTCGAGGTGTTTACGGAGGCATCAATTTTTTTGACGCAACCGTAGGAGCTGGGCAGCGCACTTTTGTGGAACAACCAACGGATGCTAGCGACGAAAAGCGTTATGTTTCGGTGGTCGAGTTTTTGATTTCTTTTTACGATGCCTAGTTTTGATCAAGGAGATTGAGTATGCCAGTTACTGAAACTCATGCAGATACAGGTGCAGGCGCAACGGTGAGCTTTTCGAGCACCACCTTTGCTGCCAAAATCCGCAGCATGAAATTGCCAACTTGGATGGTTGATGACCTCGAAAAGTCAACCTTGGACAACACGACTTACAAGTCGTATGTTCCAAGCGACTTGGTTGAGCCAGGGGAAGTTAGCATCACCTGCTTATTTCCAACGAGCTTGACGCTGCCAACCGTGGCTGCAACGGTTACCGAAACCTGCACCATTACGTTTCCGCTGCGTAAAGTCGCTTCCACGACCACGACCAGCAACGAAACGACTGCAGCTAACCTTGCAGGTACTGGCTACTTCAAGTCGTTCGATTTTCCAACGCTTCAGCTTGGCACTCTGCAAGAAGCTACGTTTGTCTTTAAGTTCGACGGCGGAACTGGGCCAACGTTTAGTAAATCCGCCTAATGAAGGGCTAGTTTATGGTTAAGGTAGAACTAAGGCCTCACAAGGGAGTGATGAACTCCCCGCTGGGGCCAATTGAAGTTGAGCACAACCAGTGGGTCATCATGGCTAATGGCCTTCAGGTTGGGTATATTGGTAAAGACGCTGGATCGCCACTGAATTTCACTTTGGTGCTTCCAGAGTCGACAGCAAAAGAAATTAAGACGGAAGTGTTTAAGCAACTGGGCTGGATCAGTCCTGTTGTTGAGCCACCATCCGATTACGAAGTTGCTGAGCATCTTGGGCAAGTTGAATCAGAAACAGAGGACGATGAATAATGGCTATTTCGAGAGATCAGCTTCTAGCAAAGCGAGCGCGTAGGTATCGAGAGGTTACGCTTAGTTCCGGTGATGTCGCAAGACTTCAGTCACTAACGGAACTTGAGCGATCGGAATACAACATGAGTTTGCTGGACAAAAAAGGCGATGTCAACAAGAAAGCTTTGACGAAAGCAACTCGCATGCTTTTGGTAAAGATGCTTGTTGATGCCGATGGCAACCGCATGTTTTTTGATCATGAGGATGACCTGCTAGCGGACATTGATTCGCTGGATATGGAGATCCTCGGTGATGCCGCGCGCGAGCACATTGGTTTTACTCGCAAAGAAGAATCTCTCGAAAAAAAGTCAGATTCTGCAGACGAACCCGAGTAGCGGCCGAAGTCTGTTTGCGGATTGGTGAGCCTGATGTAATAGGATGGATGGCATCTGTAGATTCTCATGTATTGGATTTTTGGGAACGCTACGATGCCATTTTTCCTTTATCAAGCCACGATGAAAGATGGATACAGCATGGCGTACTGTGTTCAATGATCTCAAACTTTCAAAGTTTGTACGCTGCTTCCAAAGGGGCCAAAATGGAAGCGTTGACGGTGAACAGGTTTATTCCTGAGCGACTGCAAGAGCAAGAGCAGCAAAAAGCTGTGCAGTCTGCAGAAGAAATATCTAAAACGCTTGAAGCGAGGTTTGGCCTTAGATGACCAAGGTAATCACCTACAACAACATTCAGTTGAGCTTTCAGGCAGATACCTCTGGCATTAAGAGCAGCAAATCTGAACTCGCTCAGTTAACGAGAGAAGTTAACTCGCACCGTACTAATCTTGAAAAGTACATGCGGAAGCTTGAAGTAATTGATCAGCTTGAAAAGAAGGGTGGTCAAACTAAGCAATTTCTTGATGACCGCATCCGCGCTGCAACAAGAACATTTATTGAAGCTGAGCAAAAAGCCGGCAGCTATGGCAAAGCTTTAGTAAATGTATATGACTTAGTTCCAAGTTTAAGCAAAGAAGTCGCTAATCTAGCTCAAAGCTATCAAAAGCAAATTAACACTGAAAAAGAAGCGGCTGCACTTGAGCAAAAAAAAGCTAATCGCAGAGAAGAAATAATTAACTGGCTTAAGCGATGGAAAGCGAATGAAGATGAAATAACTGCGACAAATAAGCGGCGAGAAAAGCAAATACTTTCTGCTTATGTGAAAGAGCAGATTGCCGCATCAAAGCTCGAAGAAAAGCAAAAAGCAATTGCAGCGTCGATGCCTTTTCCTCCAGAGATTATGGAGAAAATGCGAGCTCAGCAGGAAGAAACTAGGAAAAACACAAGAAAGACATTGCAGGTTGAAAAGCAGATAGCTGAAGAACGGGCAAGAGTTGCAAAAGAAGCTAGAAAACTTGAACGGCAAGAATATGTTGGCATTCATAAAGAACAGGTTGCTATTGCTAATGCAATGAAAGATCATTTGCAAGAATTGCAAATGGCAATTGAAAGACGCAAGCAACTTTCGGCAGCGATGCCATTTCCTGAAGATATCTTGCAGCAGGCTCGCCAAAATGCGGTTCGCCAAAGAGAGATTGAATTACAAAACGAAAAAAATAGAAAAGCATACAGAAAACTTGAGCGAGAAGAAGCCGTTGCCGCTGCAGATCGCGAAAGAAAAATAGCAGCAGAAATGCTTGATGGAATTAATGAAATTCTTGCAAAAGCAAAAGAAAGAAAAGCAGTAGAAATCGGAATAGCTGAAGACCTAATACGTTTAGGTCGAGAAAGAGCAATAGAAAACAAAAAACTTGCTGCTGAAGAAATAGCTCATCAAAAAATAATTGAGCAACTGAAGACTTCATTTCGCCGCAGGGAAGTGCAGGAATACGTTGATGAGCAATTGCGTATTCAGCAGATGGAAATCGATTTTGAAAACAAGATGGAGTCGTTGCGACGAGCTGCAAGACGCAGAGAGGTCGATGAGTATGTCCAAGGTGTTTTAGAAGAACAAGCTGCGGAAAGACGTTTGCAGCAAGAGATAGAGCGGCTAAAACAATCTGCAAGAGCCAGAGAGCGGAAAGCTTATGTCGATGCGTTTGAAGCTAATAAAAAACTTCAAAGCATGGTAATTCAGCCACAGCAGCACGCTTTGCTTGAACAAATTAGGCTTCAGGAGCAGCAAAATGCCCTAATTGCCCGCCGGATGAACATGTATCGCCAAATGCCGAGTTTGATGGCAAGGGGAACTCCTGGCGGAGGTTTTGGGCAACAAGCCATGCAAGGACTAAGCATGGCAGGCATTCCTGGCACGCAGCTTCTAGGTATGGGAGCCATTGGCGCTAGTATTTATGCCGGCTCAAAGCTAATTCTCGAATCAGTCAAAGCATACGCAAGATTGCGGGATAACCTTGTCCTTCTGGAAGTGCAATTTAAGAGTACCGAAAAAGCAGCCATTGCATTTAATCAAATTAGGCAACTTGCCGCTGAATCTCCGCTGGAGTCTGCCGACTTGTTGCGAGCAGCAAAGATGCTTGCTCAATATGGTGTAGCTGCGGAAGATGTCACGCCAACACTTAGGAGGCTTGCTGAAATATCCTCTGGCAATGCTATGCAACTTGAAGGACTTGCAAGAGCCTATGCACAGGTTAGGGGAGCCGGCCGCTTGATGGGGCAAGAGCTTCTCCAATTAACGAATGCTGGATTTAATCCACTACGCGAAATTACAAGAATGACTGGCGTAGAAATGATGCAACTACGCAAAATGATGGAGCAGGGACTGTTGACGTTTAAAGATTTTGATGACGCAGTGTATACATCAACCAGCACTTTACACAAAGGTCAATTTGCTGGACAGATGACAAAGCAAGCTGAAGAATTGTCAGCTCAATTCAACGCCTTCAGCGATGCGTTAACCCAGGTTGGTGAGCAAATAGGATCGATGCTCGCACCTTACATCAAAATGTTTTTGAAAGATGTTACAGAAAACTTGCGGGCATTTGCTAAGGCTCTTCAAATATTGACGCAAATGGCAGACTATACAAATAAGATTTTTTTTGATAGAGACAAGTGGTTGCAAGAATCAACTGCATTATTAGTTAATTTTGCTACAACTTATGCTTCGGTCATGACCGACATTCCTGGAATTCAAAGACAAGAAGTTCAAGTCATAAAAGAAAAGCGAACACTTTTTGACAACATATTAAAGAGACAAGAAGAGTCTAGAAGACTTATTGAGATGGAAAAGCTTAAGCAGCAAGAGGCTGTTCAGGAGCAAATTGACGGCCTCAAGATGATGAAGGATGCTCAGGAAGCATACCTAAAGGCTACGATGTCGACAGCCGACTATGAAAAGCTTCAAGCTAAACGAAAAGTGGACGATTTCCGCAAAGAAGCTGAGTTAATGGCAAAGCTTAAGTCAGATCAAGCATGGATGACAAGAACGGCGAGAAGTGGAAGCTATGAGCAGATGTCGCGACCCTTTTTTGCTCAAGCAGAAAAAGACATCAAAGAATTTGAAAAGTTAATGACTCAAACGCCGCTACTTGAAGAAGCAAAAGCAATCAAGCAAGGTTTGTTCAAAGCTGCAAATCCGCAAGCTCAAATGATGGAACAGGCTCAGCGCATAGCTGACATGATCAATGGTGGCATGCTTACCATGCAGCAGGGAAGTGCTGAACTTGCTCGAGTCATGCAAGAAAACACCAACGCTACTCAGCAGCAGTCTTACGATTTGCCGAGAACATTGCAAGCTGGGACGGTTGAAGCCTATCAAGCCATGTTTGGTCGCGACAATACAGCAAAACTTCAACTGGCAGAGCAAAAACGCCAAGTAGCCGAGCAACAAAAAGCAAATGGGCTGCTTAATGATTTACTCAACAAGAATCCCATAAAGGCGATGAACTGATGCCAACAATTATTGGACAGCGTCGACAGCGATCCGCCGAGATCGTTAGTAACGATGGCAAGATTGATTATTCAACAACGCTGCTTTATATCGTCTACGATGACCAAGGAGGTGCTAGTGAAGCGCAAATTTTATTAACTCCTGGACTGCCGGTAACGAACGAGCCTATCAGCCTACCGGGTGTTCCATACCAGTGCGCTTGCAAAAGCAAGAAATGCGATCAGTGGGAAAGTAATGCTCGGTACTGGAATGTTACTTGTGAAATCGTAAACACAGAAATTTCTGTTTGGATTCCTCCCACAGGCGGTGGTGGTGGAGGTGGTGGTAGCGGTGGGTCGGGCGGCGGCGAAAACGACAGTGACGATCCAGAAAGCTGGACACCACAGGTTACGCTATCCTTTGAGCAAGAAGAAGAGGCTCTTTTAAGTGATGTCTACGGTTATGCGATTGTTAACACAGCGGAGAGGCGCTATGCCCAGCCGCTTATTCGCAAGCGACTTATTCCAACGTGGAAGTTTACGCAGTACGAGCCAATATCGCTCACAATTGATGAGCTAATGGCTCGGCATGAAACCGTCAATTCTACCGAGTACAAGGACAAGCCGATCGGGACATGGATGCTACTAGTCGATGGATGCGATAGTGGGATCCGCAATGGCAAGAAGGTCTGGAAGGTATCGTATTGCCTAAAGTACCGGAGTCGAACTTGGAATCAGGTTTATTTCCGAGACTCCACAGGCGCTGTCGTTGCTGCATCACCGAATTCACAAACTGGCTGGCAACCAGTGCTAATGCAAATTGATTCGCACGACAAAAATTTGAATCCGCTTTTAGATAAGAAAAAAAACTACACTGAAGATTTTTTGAACGCAAACGGAACTCAGTTGTATAATCGCGATAACAACGAAAACGGCCCTCCTATCTTTTTGCTGCATACCATTTACCCTGCAATTGACTTCAAATTCCTAAGGATTTAACTATGGCAAACGAAATAAGTGCAACCATTGGCCTGTCATGCACCAACGGCAACTTAAGCTTCAACAAGCAATACAGCATTCGGGCCGACCAAACAACGGCTGGCGCAGGTAATCCTGGCACGATATCTGTGAGCACGACAGAAGCTACAGTCAGCTTTGGAAGCATATCTGCGCCACGCTGGACGCTATTTCGCAACGTTGGAACAAACCCTGTGAACGTAGGAGCCGGCACAGCACTTGTCAGTTTTGCTCAGCTTAAAGCGGGTGAAGCAATGGTTGTACCTCTTGTTCCAAGTATCACTTTGCGAGTACAAACAACTACAGGTACAACCCGGCTGCAAGTTGAAGCTCTTGAAACCTAAGGCTAACCATGGCTGAGCAAGTATACGGTTTTTACAAAGATGTTGCTAAGCAACTTCGCGATTTAGTGCGTGGAGGTGGCGACTCCGTTGGGTCGCCTAATCTGCCGCCAAATCAGCGTCATGTGGCAATTGCTAAAGCAGGTACTGATGTTGCTGGCGGTACTGATGCAGTGCCTACAACGACAGAAATAACTCTTTACGAAATCGATGATAGCAGTGGTGTGATTAGCACTGGCGTAACAGAAACTGGCTACAACGTTGTTTCAAATACGATTCGTGCCAACCAGAATAACTTTGCTATCAAGGAATACATTTCTGGCAAATGGGTGATTGTGCCAATCTCACCTAGTGCCAATTACATTGTGAAGACACCAGCAGGTGGCATTGCAGCGCTTTCTGGAACTACTCCTGGCACTGCCACGATTACTTTTCAGAAGATCGATGGTACTAACGGTGTGGTAACTGCTTCGCTGACAGAAACTGGATACAACATTGATTGCAGCTCCATACCCGGAAGCGTCATTGTTAGTGCCTATCGCGAAGCTATTTCTGGCAAGCTCGTCGTAATACCTCCACCAATAAGCGACTTGCGCCTCGATGGGCAAAATCTGCAGTATCGTCGAGCTTGTGCCTGGACGACTTGGACTACAGGGACGGACTGCCCAGAGTAAAATATGGCAATCAAACTTCTGGATGGAAACATTCTTGTTAAAGATGGCCTGATTGCTACTAGCGATGACTGCTGCTGCACTCCATCTTGCATACCAGATCCTTGCATAACACCATCTTGTTTTAATTGCTACAAATGCTGGGATACAACATGCTTGCAATGCCGTAACTTTACAAGTTTAGAAATAACTGTCGAGGGGGTTGGCGATGCAACCGAATGTCCTCCAGAATTTCAAATAAGAGATGCTTGCTACGGTTTTGATGGTTGCAAGTGCTATGTGTTTAATTCCACATTTATTCACGACTTTTCAAAAGGATGTTCAAGCAGTTGGTTGCTTGCAGAAAGCTTCCTTGGGTGGGATACCTGCGGAACCACTCAAAATTTAGCAACAGGTGGTTTACAGATCGACAAATCAATCAGCGTCAGGGTTTACAGTACTCCTGAGGTAATAACTTATGGTGTTGGAGATTATTTTCCATTTGCCGCGCCCTGTTCTGGCGAAATTATTTTGAAAATATGCACGCCATTTACTGCATATCCTGGTCATTTTGTTTTTGTTTGGCTTAAAAATACTGTTAGTCAATTTGGTGGCGCAATGTATGAGGAGGTCAAGCTTTTTGGTTATTCATTCAACAATAGCGAAAAGGTTGACGCAGATTGCGCAGAAGACCAGTACTATCCAACATGTAATTTAACAGGCGGAGAAGCAATACTTTTTGGATCGGTTAGGCAAGACTTTGTTTTTGGAGGTGCTGGTCTAATTAACGATTGCGATAGTTGGGAATATGGTTGCCAACTCAAAGACGCTACAGTAACTATTGGCGACCTTGTTATAGAAGCTTGCACCGAAGAAGAAGGCCCATGAGTGCAATTTTTGTTTGCGATAAATGCAAGCGAAGCTATCAGGTTAGTAAACCTTCTAAGCGTGTTTTTTGCTCCTGCGGCGCAGTTGGCGAGAATCCTGTTTATAAGCAGCAAGACGAAGCCTATCAGTGCATCCACCGAGGCGAAGTACTGGGTGACTTAGACTGCGGCTGTGCGGGCAAACCAAAAGTCTACGCCTGCGACATTCACGGCAAGTGTGCGATCCGCAAAATGAAGCCTGGAGACTTTGGTGTTGTCTATTGCAACGGCTGTGAGGACATCAGTCTTTACAGAAAAGGTCGTGTTGGTTTAGCTTTATCGGTGTTCAATAAGATCGGTGGCGTAGAAACCTGGGCAAGTGCCATTGCAAATCATGTTGCTGGTATTACTGGCATTGCAACTTCGGGTACTCCACACGGCAAACCAGCTGTACCAATACATCAAGGAAGTGAAGCGATCGATGATCTTTGCAAAACGTCGAAGAATATCTTTGCTTGGGGCTGCACCGACGACTTAGCTGAGTCGTATAGGCTATACCCAAGTGCAAATCTTATTGCTGTGCATCATGGTAGCCTTGCATCCTCCTGGGGCAACGATGTTTTTAAGAGGCAACTTGAGTTTTGCAGAAGCGGAGTTGCGGTCAATCGCGATGTGGCTAATCGTTTTGGTGTGCGGTTTATTCGCAATCCTGTTGATCCGACTCGATCTGACCCTCAAGGCGATGTGCCAGAGCAATTGAGGCTGCTTAGCGATCACAAGATCGTGCTATGGAACCACAGGCCGAGCGCCGAGAAGCGACCAAACCTTGCCCAAGAGATAGCAGAACTGCTACCAATAGACTGGAAAATTCTCTTTACTGGCGATAAGAGAATCATTTCGACACCAAAGTTAATCAATATCGGACAAATTGGACATCCAGGGCATTATTTAAGCCGATGC